CTGTTGATGAACAAATTTTTCCAAAAGAGAAGACGATTCGTGGTGTAGATGCTGGCTCACCATACGAAATCACCTATAATCCTAAAAAGGATATCAAGGGTGACTACTCTGCAGATGTCCGTTATGGAATGCTTGCAGGTCTAAACCCAGCACAAGGTCTTATTTTTATGCTTCAGGCTCTAGGTGGTGGCTTAATCTCTAAAGATTTGGCTATGCGTGAACTTCCATTCCAAGTTAACGTAACACAAGAACTTGAAAAGATTGAAGTTGAAAATATGCGTCAGTCCTTATTGCAAGGATTGCAAGCAATGTCTCAGGCTATTCCACAGATGGCACTAGAGGGTGGGGACCCAACTGAAATAGTTCAGAAAATTTCTGCAGTTATCAAGGCAAGGCAAAAGGGACAGCCACTTGAAGATGCAATCGCTGAAACCTTTGCACCTGCAGAACCCGTTCCTCCTGCTGGAGAAGCCCCTTCTATGGTTGAGCAACCGTCCCCTGCTCCCGCTGGCGCTCCAGTAGGAGGCTCTCCTATGGGCGCACCCGCACCTGGTGGCGCACCAGACATTATGACTCTGCTATCAGGTTTAACTGGTAGTGGAAATGCAACCTCATCAGTAAGAACTTCACGACAACTTTAATCTAAGAGGGGACAATGACTACCTTAATTGGTTATCAGGGTAAAGGCTGGGCAGTCTTGGGTTGCGATTCTCGCTCCTCAGATGATTCTGGTCGCCCTATGGTTATGGCTACTCATAAGATTATTGAAAACAATGGCGTGCTTATTGCAGGTTCAGGTGCAGGACGCGGTTCTAACATTATGCAATTTGGTTGGAAAGCACCAAAACCTACTGCAACAGAATCACAGGACTTAGATAACTTCGTAACTCAGAAGTTTATTCCTGCAATGCGTAAAACATTTATTGATGCTGGCTACGATATGAAGGAAGATGGGGATGCAGCAACGCACGATTCAGATTTTCTTGTCTGCATTCGCGGAACTATCTATCCTATCTTTGGAGATTATTCTTGGGATAGGGATATTCGTGGTATCTATTATGCTGGCAGTGGTGGGGATGTTGCTCTTGGTTCCCTTATTGCTCGTCTTGAGAACATTGATAACAATGACCCACAAGATGTACAAGATGCGATTGCGAATTCAATAAGAGATGCGATTGATTGGGACATTTATACTGCTGCTCCAGTTGTAACTAGAATTCAGTATTCAAAATGAATAAAGAATTTCGTACAAAAGTTGAAGCAGCGCTTAGATATTTAATTGATAATGACGAAGATGGTAAAGATTTTATCTGTTCTGATTGGATTTTAATTAGCGAATGGGCTGATTACAATGGAACTAGATACCTACATACCGAAGTAAGTTCAGAGATGACTCCGTGGAAAGCGGCAGGAATGATGAAACTTGCCGAAGATTACAACAGCGAACTAATTGACTACGAACCAGAGGAGGATGAAGATGCCTAGAGGTGGATTTCGTCCAACTGCACCGCAGAATAACCCTAATAACATTAACCCTTTAGGTGGTAATGGACAATCAGGACGTGAATATTCAGGCTTTGCTTATGGACAGAACAAAGCAATCAATGAACAACAGGCAGCAGCGCCTATGGCAGCAGCGCCAACACAAACTTTTACAGCAACGAACCCAGTTCGCAACCTTCCACAAGCGACTCCGCTTACTGCACCATCACAAAGACCTGATGAACCAGTAACTACAGGTAGTCCTATAGGACCAGGAGCAGGACCAGAAGCGTTGACCCTTCCATCTAATCAAGATACTGATACAGACCGTGCACGTTTGATTTCATATCTACCAGCATTGGAAGCAGCAGCCCAAAGCCCTAACTCCTCGCAAGCATTTCGTAATTATGTGAGAGTGTTAAGGGCTAATCTTCTATGACCGAACCAAAAAAATCTGCATTTGACGCAGTAGGTGCTGCTAACTCCTACATTAATGCCAAGAATATGGCTAATCCTGCGCTATCTATCCCATTTGATATGGGTACAGCGGTAGGTTCAGACCAACGTAGCGGTCTTATTAACTCTCTTTCTACGCCTAAGAAGGTTCAAGTAACTCAAGCGCAGTTACAACCTGCAGCACAAAAGAGTGGTTTCTGGGGCAAAGTATTTGGTGCTATGGAGAAGGCATACAACTTTACATCACAAGTTGTTTCATTTGGTCTTACTCTTCCTGAAGAGAATAACCCTTTATATCAGGGTGGATTTAATTTTGATAACGTAAAGAACTCTTGGGATGCTGCACGTCAGATATCTCCAGGTCGCGCCTTTGTTCGTACCTTTGTTGGCACACCTTTAGATGAGATTGAAGGTTTATTCTCAGGTGTTGTTAAGACTGTATCTGGTGGAAAACTATCTGGCACAGATAAATTCTTACAAGACCATATACTTTTTGCAGCAAATGATTTCAATATCTACAATGAAGCACAGCGCGAGAAGGCTTTCCGTGAGCAGACTGTAGGTCGCTTTAGTTCTTATGGTACAGATGTAGTAGCACGCTTTGTTATTGACCCTACTATCATTGCAGGTAAAGCAGTTAAAGTTTACAAAGCAATGGGTGTTGCGGTTAAAGGCACTCAAGAACTTAAAGGCATCCTTGCTGGAGATATTACTCGTAAGGGTGCTAGCCGTGTTAAGGCTACATTTAATGAGTTTCTTGAGAAAACAGATGGTATGGATGCCGCTGATTTATTCAGAGTTAAGGCTATTCGTGAATCTTCTAACCCTGCATCATTTGCAGATGTGCTTGCTGAAGCAAATAAGATTGAGGATAAACTCTTACGCCATCAGGCTAAGACAGATATTATTCACTGGGCAATGGGTGATGCTTCCGCTGCTAATCGCTTAATTCAAAATAATGAATTGCTAGCAGCAAAGATTGGTCAGTTACAAGATGAAGTTGTATCTGCTAAGTATCTTGGTGCAGGACTAGATAAAAAGACTGGTCAATATACATTTGATTTACTTAATGATGGTCCTGATTATGAGAATGTAGTTACTCTTGCTGGACAATTTGAAGATGAAATGGCTGCGCTTCACAAGAAGTTAAGCACTGAAGCAATCATCAGTCCTAATGCTGTGCCTAAGTTTGGTGCTATTGATACTCTTCGTACAGGTACAGGTCCAGAGATTATCTCAAGTAATCTTGCTTGGGCTAGTGCTCGTAGTCAAGAGTTTATTGATGTTCGTGCTGGGGCTGCAGGTGGCGTTGTTCGTATCCTTACTGGGTTCTTCTATAAGCGCCCTAAGGGTTGGATTGACTTTACAGATAATCAATCTGCACAAACTGTAGATAATATGTTATCTCGTGTTCGTGGTATTTCAGACAAACAGCGTCAAGTTTATGTAACTAAGATTGCTGCAAAGGAAGCAGAATTAAAGGCTGCTACTGATGCAGGACAAAAGAAGTTACTTAGTGCTGAAGTTAAAGGTCTTAAGAAAGAATTAGACCAGGCTACATTTACATTGCAGCGTCGTGATGAACTATTCAATAAGTATATTCAGGCTATTGACCCTAATGACCGTGCTAATGTTTATATGGAAATTGAAGAAGAACTCTTCGCTACCGTAGCGCGTCAGTTTGGTTACAATCGTGATGATGTTCGCAAGGCTTGGGCAGCATTCTCAGTAGGTCGCCAGAAAGCACATAACGTAATTCGTGAGCGTGCATATACAGGTGCAGTTGACCCAGCCACAGGTGCTCCTGCTGGTGCAAAGATTCGTCCTATCGTTGGTGATGAAGCAACATATGTTATTCCATTGCCACTTAATGAGACTCAATTAGTTAAGCAATTGCCTACATTAGATATTGATTCTATGTACAATGTGCTAAACAAATACACCCGCGCAAAGCGCTTTGAAAAGGGTGGTAAAGTTTATAATGCTTACACAGGCGGTAAGCAGGTAGCAGATGACCTAGTTGAAGGTCTTGATTCACTACTTAAGTTTGAAGTTCTAGCCCGCTTAGGCTATCCAGTTCGTAACGTAACTGAAGGTTCTATGCGTATTCTTACAACTGTAGGACCTATGGCTATTATGAACCGCGTTCAGGGTGGGGCTAAAGCAATTATTGCTAACCGCTTTAAGGATGCCAGCGTTGATGATGTGTTTAAGTGGAGCGATAACGTAAAACTTAATACTAAAAAAGCAGAACTTGAAATGATGCTTGATAACGCTGATGACCCTATTCAGATTCAGCGTGAAATTGACGAAATTAATAAGATGCTTGATGGCACAATTAAACCTAAAGACAAGTATGGTTTAGGTCTTCGTCAGATTAAGATTGGCGACGAGGTTATTACCTATGAAGATGCACTAGGTGCAACTCCAGAACGCGCTCGCTATATCCAAGATAAGTTTATTCGTAATGCTGCACAAGTGATGGATAATACTTTCAGCGATTCATCTAAGCGTCTTAAGAATGTTTACGAAACTAATGGTGACTTCGTAGTTATCAAGGGTTCAGATGCTAATTGGGAAGATGCTTACTATCGTGTAGTAAATCGTCAGGTCCGTAATAGCAAACTTACAAAGATTTTATTACAAGATAAGCCACGCGAACAACTTATCAATGAGGCTGAAGACTTCTTACTGAGCACCTCAGATGGTCGCAAGATTATGAAGAACCTTGCTTTAGGTCGTGATGCTCGTGGTATCGCTGAAGCAAATATGCTTAATGTGGAGAATCTATTCCCATCTTGGGTAGACCCGAAGTTTAAGGCTATTGCTAACGAACGCTCAATTACTCTTGATGATATCAAAAAGTATTTCGGTAAGGATGCTACTCGTCGTCCTGATGTTAATGCAGCACAAGTTGGTGCAGCAAATGGAACTGGCGCAGCAATGCGTCTAATTAGTAACACTTTAGATAACTTTTATCACTATATGGGTGAAGTCCCTGAGTCTGAATTAGTTCGTAATCCATTATTTATAGATTTATACCGTAAACGTATGGCTGCTTCTGTACAGAATGCAATTGAAACATATCCAGGAAATACACTACCTCCTGCTTATCTTCGCAAACTAGAGAACTCAGCCCGTCAATGGGCTAGAGCAGAGATGCGT